CGAATTGAGAGTTGATCTGTTAAACGGCAGTCGTATCCGTCTGGCGGGTGCGGGGGATGATCCTGATGCCCTGAGGGGTATTTATCTGGATGGGGTCGTGCTGGACGAGTACGCCGATATGTCGCCGAGGGTCTGGAGTGAAATCGTGCGTCCCGCGCTGGTTGACCGTAAGGGCTGGGCGATATTTATCGGGACGCCGAAAGGCAGAAACCATTTCTGGCGGCTGTATGAGGACTCAGCAGATGACCATGAATGGTACCGGGCTATTTACAGGGCTTCGGAAACCGGTGTGGTCGATCCGCACGAACTTGAAGCCGCCAAGCGCGAGATGGGTGAGGATGAGTATTTGCAGGAGTTCGAGTGTTCGTGGACTGCTGCGATCAAGGGAAGTTACTATGGAGGGATAATTGAGGACGCAGATAAGGAAGGCCGTATCTGCCGTGTCGAGCATGACCCGGCGATTCCTGTCCACGTTGCGTGGGATCTGGGTATCAGCGATTCGTGCGCTCTGTGGTTTTTTCAGGTCACTCTGGGCGAAGTTCGTATCATTGATTACTACGAACACAACAACGTAGGACTTGAGCATTACGTCAGAATCATGGAGGAAAAAGGCTACTGGTACGGCGATGACTGGTTGCCGCACGATGCCAAGGTGCGTGAACTGGGTACGGGGAGAACCCGTGCCGAGACGCTGATTAACATGGGCAGACGGCCCCGGATTGTCCCGAATCACAAGATTGCGGACGGTATAAATGCCGGGAGACTGCTGCTCCAGCACTGCTATTTTGACGAATTTACCTGTGAGCAGGGCCTGAACGCTCTGCGTTCCTACCAGCGGGAATGGGATGATGTGAAGCGCGTGTTCAAGAAGACGCCCCTGCACAACTGGGCCTCACACGCCGCAGATTCCTTCAGGTATCTGGCGATTGCCTACCGGAATCTGAAGCCAAAGGAGCCGGAACCGGACTGGCAGGAGGAAATGCTGAAAAAACCAACACTTGACGATCTGTGGGAAATGCACGATTTTGATGAGGCAAGATATATGGAGCCACGAATCTGATGGCGCTTGATTACGGTTTACCCGGAGCCGGTTTCACCGCAAATGGCGGCAGCATGGGCCAGACTTCTCTGGGAATGCCCGATGCTGCGATGCTGGGAAGTATTCTTGGCGATCTTACGGCAAAGATTACCGTAGAGACGGAAGAAATACCCGAAGATTATGCGGGCGTTCCAAAGAAAACGAGAACCGTTGAGGAACTGGACATGGCCGAACTGATGCCAGGCCCCGCGCCGATGATGATGGACCCGAATATGGCCCCGCCTCCTCCACCCATGATGGGGGGCATGCCGCAGATGCAGCAGAACCCGATGATGGGTGGTGTTGCACAGATGCAACAGCCACCGTTTGTGTAACGGGATTCGCGGGATGACATGGATTTCTGGGAAAAGCCACTCCATGAACTCTCAAATGAGGAATGGGAAGCCCTGTGCGACGGCTGCGGGAAGTGCTGCGCCGTTAAAATCAGGGATGAGGCGACAAATGAGGTGTTTTACACCGATGTTGCGTGTCATTTACTGGATAGTCAGACTGCGAAATGCTCAAACTACCCGAAACGTCAGGAACTTGTGCCTTCCTGTGTGTCCCTGACGCCGGAGAATGTATATGAAATTGACTGGTTGCCCGAAACGTGCGCGTACACAAAAAGAGCAAGGGGTGAGCCGCTCGAATGGTGGCATCCGCTCATATCGGGCAGCAAAGAAACAGTACACAGCGCCGGGATATCCGTGCGCGGAAGAATTAGCGGGGCAAGTATAGCCGATGGCTGAAGTTCGGACTGCATTTCGCCCTAATGAAGCCCCGATAGTATCAAGTGCTTTAGCTGCGCCGATGGATGCTATTACCCGACATCATTATAAGAATTTGGCTGAAGGAAATGAAGTAAGGAATGAAGACGGTACGGTCTCTACGGTTTTTACCAGACAAGTAGAGATTGACGGCATACCAACACTTGTACCTTCTGTGTGGGATGGCGAAATCATTGAAGATGAAAAAGAAGTGGTAAGAAAAGCCAAAGAGGCAATGAGAGCGGGAACAAAATGGCCTCAAATAATGCCTGCTCATGGCGGTCGCGCTGCAATCCAAGAAGCTCACTCCAAATTGAGAGTTTTTGACAAAAAGATTCATAAGAATATGAAAGATATTTCTGCGAAAGAAGCACGAAATATTTTAGATAAGAGTAACTAATGGCTGACACACGCGAAGATCAGGAAAAACTGTACGGAACTGCCCTGTATTGGCAGCGTGAACTGGATCAGGCCAGCGAATTTGAGCGTGACTGGCGTGAGCGCGGCATCCGTGTTGTGGAGCGTTACCGTGATGAGCGCGACACAGGCGTTGTCGGGCCGCTGACACACCGCTTTAATATTCTCTGGTCAAATACTGAGACCATGAAAAGCGCACTGTTTGCAAAAATGGCCCAGCCGGACGTGCGCCGACGCTTTAACGATGGCGATGCGGCAGCGCGTGAAGTAGCAATTGCCCTCGAACGGGCGCTGCTCTACGGGCTGGATGTCTATGATTCAGAAGTACCCATAAGGGCTGCGCTGGAGGACTATCTTCTGCCGGGGCGCGGCGTAGTCTGGGTGGTATATGAGCCGATTATCGTCAAGGAAAAGACGAAAATCGAGATCAAGGGCGAAGATGTAGATATTCTTGAAGAGGAGGAAATCGAGCGTCTTGGCGACCAGCGTTGCCGCTTTGAATACGTCCACTGGCAGGATTACCGTGAAAGCCCAAGCCGCAGGCCGGAAGATGTGACATGGCGTGCGCGACGGCACCTGTTCACACGCGAGGAACTTGTCGGGCGCGGGTTTGACCACGCCGAGGATGTTCCGCTGAACTGGATGCCGGAACGTGCGGACGATGTGGATGTTGATGAACTCTACAATCGCGCTGAAGTCTGGGAAATCTGGGACAAGGTAAAACGCCGACGCCTGTTCGTGGCAACGGGCTACAAGGATGTTCTTGCAGATGATGAAGACCCGTACACACTGGAGAATTTCTTTCCGTGCCCGACGCCACTGATAGCTGTACGGACAAATAATACATCTGTCCCCGTACCGGAATTTACCATCTACCAGGATCAGGCCGACGAGCTTGACCGCATAACAAGCCGTATCACGACACTGATAGAGGGCTTGAAGCGCCGTGGTGTCTACGACTCAAGCATTCCCGAACTTGCACATCTTGCGAATGCAACGGATAACGAGTTTGTACCCAGTGACAATTTTGCCAATCTGGCACAAAAAGGCGGCTTGACGGGGGCCTTCCAGACCGAAGATATAGCGGTAATCCCACAGGTTCTGGCTGGCCTTTACAACCAGCGCGGACAGGTTCTCCAGACTATTTACGAGATCACGGGGATTTCGGACATTATTCGCGGCGGCGGCACAAAAGCCAGCGAAAGCGCCACAGCGCAGCAGCTTAAAGCCCAGTACGGCTCCATGCGGTTGCGGCTCCGTCAGGAAGACATCCAGAAATATATCCGTGACCTGTTCCGTATCAAGGCAGAGCTTATTGCGGAAAACTACGAGCCGGAAGTTCTGGAACGTATCACCGGGATATCAATTACGGATGAGATGATTGAGATCATGCGTAACGACAAGTTACGCAGTTATCAGATCGATGTCGAAACAGACAGCACCGTATTTGCTGATGAAGAGCAGATGAAGCGCACCCGCATAGAGTTTGCAAACGTGATGGGCGGATATCTGGTGCAGGCAATCGAGGCAACACGGGCCGCGCCGGAACTCACACCGATAGCTTTCCAGATACTCAAGTTCGTTGCCGGTGCGTGGAAAGTCGGGCGTCAGTTCGAGGACGTGATCGGTGAAACTGAAGCGGCTGTCATGCAGCAGTTACAGATGGCCCAGCAGCAGCCACAGGTGTCGTCAGAAGAGCGTATCGCGCAGCAGCGCATAGCGGCTGAACTTGAGCGCGAGAAGCTCAAGCAGGAGGGCAAGCTCGCAGATATAAACTCCCGCGAACGCGCTACCGCGGCAGAAGTACAGGAGAAAAGCCGTTCCTCCAGTGAGCGCGTCCGCAGCAAGGAAGACCTGGCGCTTCTTGAGGCTGAGTTGAAAATGGCGGAACAGCAGTGATGAACTCTGAATACCGCAGAAACTATGACGCCATTAAATGGACGCCGCAGAAGGCCGGTAAAAAGGCCGTGAAAGCCTTTAACAGGGCCGCGCACAACATAATAAAGGATATAGAGCCGTTCCAGAGTCCTGTAGACGGCTCCTATGTTACAAGCAGATCAGAATTGCGCGAACACGAAAAGAGACATAATGTTCGCCAGATTGGTAATGACTGGGCGGGAAGTGAACGTCCTTCAAACTGGGATACGATAAGAAATGTCAATAACTGAGACCAGCACCCCGGAAGCGGGGCCAGCGTCAGAAGCGACGACACTCGATGGCGTTCTTGAGAGCGTTATCGGTGCCAAGGGAGAGTTCAGTAACGGCGATGCTGAACCCACTTCTGAAAATCCAAAAGCTATCGCCGGAGAAACCAGCGCGGAAGAAGTCGAAGTCGTAACAGACGACTCATCAGACGATGCCGCCGAGGGCTATGAAGCAAGCGAAGACGAAGCCACTCCCGAAACAGACATACCGGAGTCTGAAGGGGAGCCAGCGCCGGATGCTTTGGCTGCACCGAAAACATGGCCTGCTGAACAACGCGAAGCGTTCGAGCAGTTACCCGATGAGCAGAGAGATTTTATGCTTCAGAGGGAGAACGAGCGTGATGCGGCGTTCACTCGCAAGACGACTGAACTGGCAGAGCAGCGAAAACAGGTAGAAGGCTTACAGGGTGTTCTGGCACCGTACAAACAGCAGATGCAGGCTCACGGGATTAGCGAGGCCGAATATATCTCGCGTCTTATGAGTTATGACAATGCTCTACGGCAGAACCCGCAGGCCGCTATCGCACACCTCGCCCAGCACTACGGAGTTCAGTTACCGTCAGGCGATTCGGGCGCGGATTATGTAGAGGACTATTCTACTGATTCGCATACACAGCAACTGCAACAGCAACTGGCCCAGACGCAACAGCAAGTTAATATGTTGGCACAGTCGCAGCACCAGGATCGTTACAAACAACTTGAGGATCAGGTCGATTCATTTGCAAATGAGAAAACAGCAGATGGAAATCTGAAGCGCCCTCATTTTGATAAGTTGCGTGAACGGATGTCGCGGCTCGTAACTGCCGGAGAGACGCAGGACTTGCAGACGGCATACGATATGGCGCTTCGCCTTGATGACGATCTCTACAAAGAGACGCTGGAAAGTGAACGCACTGCCGTAAGCAGGAAAGAGGAAGCGAAGAGAAAGGCGGCTGTCGATAAAGCCAAGAAAACTCGTCCTTCCCAGTCAACTGCACCCCCTAAAGGTGCGGTTATGGCAAGCGGTCTTGACGACATTCTGCGCGATACAATTAACACTGCCAGAACGTAAGGGTTAATGTTGTTGCCCCATGATGGGAGCAACTTAAATGGCTGCATCTCCAAATAGTACGTATACGGAGATTGTAACCACTACGCTTGCTGGTTACTCCAAGACGATGGCCGACAACGTGACGAACAACAATGCGTTGCTTCGCCACATTGACTCGAACGGGAACAAATCCCCCGCGACAGGCCGAACCATCGTACAGGAGCTTGAGTACGCTACGAACTCGACAACCAAGTGGTATTCGGGTTACGAGGTGCTTGATACTTCAACCAGTAACGTGTTCACCGCTGCCGAGTTTAATTACAAGCAGTTGGCGGGCAATGTGGTTATTTCAGGACTTGAGCAAGTCGAGAACTCCGGCCCGGAGCAGATTTTCAATCTTCTCAAAAGCCGGATTCGGAACCTTGAGAAATCGCTCAAGAACACGATGGCGACTGCGCTTTATGCAGACGGCACCGGAACTGATTCCAAGGAACTTGGCGGGCTGCAATTGATTGTCCCCGGCACCGTAGGCAATACGGTTGGCGGCATCAATTCCACCACCTATTCGTTCTGGCAGAATCAGGTGTATGACTTCTCAACCGAGGGGGCAACCGCTTCCGCAACCACAATCCAGACGGCCATGAATACTCTCTGGCTTGCCTGTATCCGTGGCGCGGATCGTCCTGACGTGATTGTCGGTGATACCAATTACTTTGGTTTCTACTGGTCTTCGCTTCAGTCGAACCAGCGGTTCACATCTGATGAGTCGGCATCGGCAGGATTTATGAACCTTATGTTCATGGATTCGCCTGTGTACTACGACGATCAGTGCCCATCGAACAAGATGTACATGCTCAACACGGATTATCTCTTCCTGCGTTATGCGGAAGGCCGTGAGTTTGTGCCTCTTGGCGAGAAGGCTTCCGTAAATCAGGATGCACTTGTCATGCCTGTTGCTTGGGCCGGTAATATGGCCGTCAGCAACCGCGCACGGCAGGGCGTCATCCAAGCCTAGTAGGAGGAGCGAATGGCATACACAACTCAAAGTGCTGTTGGCATTGACTTCGACGGCGGTACGGAATCAACACCCTCTCAGGCTATTGGAACCCGGATGATGGGCACCGATAGCTCGACTTGGCTTTACATTACGGCTGGTTCTGCAATCGCGCAGTACGATGTCGTAACTGTGACTGAAGCCTTTTCGGGTGTTCCATGCACAAAGGCTCTGGTTGATGACGGGCACATCGTTGGTGTGGCCCCGGAAGCAATCAGTTCCGGCGAGTATGGCTGGGTTCAGCTAACGGGTGTTGTCACGATGAACGTGCTGGCATCCTGTGCTGCCGACGTTACCTTGTATTCGTCTGCAACCGCTGGGTCGCTTGACGATACGTCAACTTCGCAAACGGCAGTAAACGGT